ATCTTTGATGTTCATAGACCAGATGGAGGTCATTAGTTCTTTTTCTTCTTGAGGTGTGTATTTCATTAATCAGTAAAATTTTAATTCACAGTATATACATATATCGCACCGCCCGTCAGATTTTGGGGGGGGTCTGGAGTAAGTAAGTACTTACTATCATTATTCACTTTTATTGGAGCTCACTTCTTTTATTAGGAATTGCTCCCTTTCCTTTACCTCTTGCACCTTTTCGCCCTCAATCATCCTTGCATTAGCCTCATTGAGTACGCTAGATAGATTTATTTGTAAGTTTTGCTCGTTTTTTTCGCTCCATTGTCCCTCTTCCCCCCTATTTTTGAGAAAGAATATCTGGGCTTGTACGTTATTTTCATTTATAGCGTTGTTATACAAGGCGTTGGAAACTTCTTTGAGAGCCTTTGCTCTTCCTTGCCGTATATGATGTTCAAAAAGTTCATAATTCTTTTTATTTCTTCTAACTGTACTTAGTGAAACCCCCAGAAAGTCTGCTAGTTGTTGGTTAGTTAAACCACGACCAGAAGCCTCCTCTACTTTCAGCAAATCTTCCTCTGTGAATTTAATTCGTGGCCTACCCCTTTTTTTTGGTAATTTCTTGTCCTGGTTATTATTAATCATTCTTAAATTATAGAACTATCTTAATTAATAGATAATAAGTTTTTATTATTAAGTGTATAAAAGTGTATACAAATGTATTTTAAAGTAGTAAGATACGATAGTCATTTATAACAAAGGAGGAAAACATGACACTAGAACAGGCTAAAAAAAGAATTGATAACTTCAACAACCAACATCTATATAACTTTATTAAGGAAAGACAATCTCAGGATGAACCTAGCGAATTGTTAAAACATGCTTATGACGTTGCTAACGATAGACTAGCAAAAGAACTCGCTATGATATGGAGCGGTAAAAAATTCAAAGATGAACCACTCCAAAGGATTATAGATAGAGATCAAAAAGACTAACTGAAGAGAATTTAATATTCGAAACGGCCTCCGGGCCGTCTTAGTCATAATCAACAAAGGAGGAAACATGACAGACAAAATAACCAAAAAAGAATATTTCAATTTAGATAATGGGATTGTTCAAGACATAACTCAAAAGTTTATTCAAGATCATATCTACAGAAATCAAACTGCCCTTGTAACTGATATGCAAAAAGAAAGTTATTCAAGTGAATGTTGCTATTCGTTTAGTTGGGACAATGTAGAAAACTTATACATGACTGACGAGGAAATACTTGAGGCACATAGCTATCATTTTGTAGAGGAGGAAGAACAACAAAACTTTTTTATTGAGAGAATTAGAGAAAATGCAGAAGATGAAAAAGAAATCTTTGAATGGTACTTAGTCTCCCATTGGTTTCTTGACAGGCTAAGAGAAATCAACGAACCAGTAATAGACAACGACTACGGAGAATATTGGGGCAGATGTTGTACAGGGCAAGCGATATGTTTAGATCATAACATTCAAGAACTAGCCTATGAATGGGCAATCGATAAGCGACTATACAAAAATGAGGAGGTCGCTTGATGATTATCAAAGAAATACAAAAAGATTATAAAAACTTTTACGCATTTATAACCATTCACCATTCATGTATTGAAGTCAAAGTCTTTGATTATGAAGATGATGATTATGTATACAAAAATAAATTTGTTGATTATTCATTAGATGAAGTATGGCAAATAATAAAAAACGGATGTTCGGCACGTCTTATACAAAAAAAGCTAGAGGTAGCATAATGATCAAAACCAAAACCAAAACATTTAAAGCCTATGCGATACAGTTCTTTTACTGTGTCGCAATGCTGGCTTTTTTCTTTCTATTCTTATATCAACTAGGAGCGTAACCAATGAATAAATTTATAATAGATAAATCAACAAGTAAAAACGATTTTAAACTAGCGTTTAATAATTTATGGAAGAATAAACCATATTTAAAAGATGAACCGATTATGTATATGTGTACATCTAATGGCTACGATTATTTTAAACACTCTATAACTAGAGAGAGCTACAAAGTAAGAGAGGTCTAACCAATGAAATACCACAAAGAATATATCCAAGCTATGTTAGATAAAGAATCTCACACAATGAAGCAATCCACTATAAACAAACTTAGAAACCAACTTAAACAGGAGGAGTCCGACAATGAAAACTAAATATATATACAAAGTAACTGAGCAGTCTGTAGATGTTAGAAACTTCACTATTGAAACTGATAAACCATTACAGGATGATTGCTACGATGATATTGTAAATGCAATTTGTATGGTTAGTATTACAAAAGAAGGTGATACTGAAACAGGTACAACAGATGACGAAGTTAATTACAAAGTCACTTATGTTGATACAGATTATGGTGATGATGGTCAAATAAATTGGGATATGTCTGAGGAGTCCGACAATGAGTAAGCGATTAACAGTAGAACAAATAAAAGAGAAGTTGTTTGAAGTTGAGAGCAGATATTATAAAGGCTGGAAACAAAATGAATATTGGTGGCGAGTGAGTGGTGATGTTCACCCGACAGATAGACGACTATGGACAAAATATACGAACTTAATTAATAAAAGAAAAGAGGAGTCCGGCAATGAAAGGTAAAGACATATATAAACAAATCGAGAGCATACTTGACGATCTAACACCGGCCGAGGAGTTAGAAAGAACACATCAAAGAATATGTCAGTATTTAGCACAGGCTGATGAAACCTATCAGCTTAACCACATTAACTTTATTCAAGAACTAGAATACAAGATAGAAAACATAGTTAACAAAATGAGGCAGGACAATGACTGATGAGGAAATGTTACAAGTAGTTGAAATGATCGGAACTCTTAACGAACATCAACGAAAAGAAATAGCAATATTAATCCTATCAACAACCCTATTCCCTCCCAACGTGGAACAGATAGCCGGGTTTATGGTAGGTCTAAACGAAAGAAAACAGGAGAAAAGCTAATGAAAACATACGTAATCAGATGCGAAAAAACACAAATCGGTTATTTTAGTTTTAAATGCAGATCAATAAATGAAGCGAAGGCCCAGGCTAAATACCAAATGGCAGTCAACCCAAAACAAACAATTCAATTTGACAAGTGTGAAGAGGTAAAAATACCAAAACCATACATAATTGATGAAGATTATCAACAATTAGAAAAAGACTGGTTAGAGGAAAAATAATGCCAAAGATTTTTGAGGAAGAAGTACAAAAGGAGATGAATTGTTTAGCAGTAATAATTGCTATCTCAATATTATTTTTAACAATTTTATTTTGGGCAAAATTAAGTTAAGGAGTAAAAAATGGGTAGACCAAAAAAGAAAATACAGAAACGTGAGAAAGTATTTAACTTTGTAAGCAAAGTTATAGACCTAATAAAAGATAAATGGATAACTTATATTAAAACTTTTATAACTGTAGCAGTAGCATCAATATTTATATATGTAGTGTTCTTTTGGATTGATACAGTTGCAGAGGTTAAGTTTGAAATAATATATCTTTAAGGATAAAAGCTAATGAAAATAAACTTAACAGTTGAAGAAATATTTGAATTGACAGAAATGGTGGGTAACAGAATGGAATCAGATAGAGATTTAATACCTTTATATGAAAAACTTTGCAAACATCTACCAAAACCTAAATCCTATACAAGTGCAGATTTAGATTATGAAATTCCTTTTTATGAACCGAAAATAATCAAGGAGAAAAGCTAATGAACTACTCAAAACAAATAAAACAAGATATAAGATGGTACGAAGAAGGCTTGAAGATAGCAAAAATCAAAGGGTATAAACCTAAAAGTTGGAAACTTTTTGCAATGAGTTATGTTGATAGTATGAAAAGAATCAAAGACTATGAAGAAAGAAGATAATAACTCCCGACTACTTACTCTCTATGGCCTTAGTATCCGACTTATTCTCAATCGTAATACCTGTCTTAGATCCTAGTAAGTCCTGGAGTCTACGCTCAACCTCTTCCCGACTCATCTGATCTATCTTGCCATGCAATACCTCCCGACGATCAACGATAAGTCCCCCGACTTTGAGCAACAATCCTTGAGCCTGTATAGCCGCGTTAAATGCACCCCGACTCCAAGCGTCATCCCGTAACTTATACAAGTCCTCGACTGCTCGCTCATGCGTCAGCTCAAACTTTTTCTTAGCCTCCGACATCAAGCGTTCATACTCCCGACGTACATGCGAATACTTATTACCTTCTCGCATATACCTACCGATAACGACAGGATTCTTATATCCTGCCTTCTTAGCGGCCTCTGCAAACGATAACTGAGGATCGTTGACTGCGTTCCATACTAATAACCTTTGTCTCTTAGTAAGCTGTCTCTCATCTACGTCCATATACTCTAAAGGCATATCTTCGACATCTTCCTCTAAGGTTTTATCTACAGTAACACTTTGTCTTATTCTTAAATCTTTTGCAGGCATATTACTCTTGCTCCTGGAAATT